GAATGGTTCATCACAAATTATTCCAAAAAAAATAACATTTCATACACGACGAAAGACGGAAAGTATTTCACGGTACACTGTGCCTACAAATCGAGCTTGGATGGATACAGTAAGAAACTCTTCGACCCCTTCTGTAGGTCTGAGAAGTTTGCATACACAGTTCCGGGTACATCTCATGAAATTCATACGACGCTCGCACAGTTGAATTTCATCAAATGGTGTATCAAGAACAACATCATCGATTATATTAGGGATAATAAAACAAAATTATTTGCACGTTGTTAGTTTAGAAGAGTGTGTGAGCTTGTCCATCCTTTACTCGAAGAACATTGTAACTCTTCGCGTAAATGCGTACGACTCGATTAAAGTAATACCAAGCGGAATTTACATACGTTCGTGCCTGCCATAGTTCAAAATTCATTATCTGCTCTTTTATTAAACTGAAGTTAACCTGTCCAGTTGGATACCACGATTCTGGGTCGAGAGCGAAACTATACATGTAGACTCTCGATAACTTAGGTACATTTGAATGATGTCTCATGAATTGAGATACTCGCATAAATTGGGGAGTACCCACATTATTGTCCACAATTTTTAAACCGTCAAGATCCAGTGTCAAGTATTTAAGTTGATCGGGTGTTACAGTAAATTTAGATGTTTCATCATTAAAATCAACCCAACGTATAGGATCATAATTTAAGGGACTCGTGAATACACCTATGTCTTGATGTGCTTGTCTATCTCTCTGTACAAAGAAATACATCTCCTTTACAGGATTTGAAAAATTCAGTTTACATTTTATGGAATTCGTTTGTTCGTCCGACGTTTTAAATTCTTCTTCTTGAAGTTCGGTTATGACATAGTCCGTTTTTGTACACTCTAGTTTTTTTCTTTCTACGACATCCAGATATATGAGCTCAGTGATTAACTCACATTTGGTTATCTTCGGAGCTTGGGTAATTGTGGGTGGTAAAGCCGTACTCACCATCACGAGACCACTAGTATCATTGGGAGTTTGCGTTAAAGACTTTTTATATACAAGCTCTTTATAATCTCTCAACTTGATACGAATCGTTACATCTTGTAGTTTGATGGCACATAGAGGTATGGCTAATTCAGGATGTTTATGGAAATAAAATGGTAAATCGATAATACAATGTAATTGATTGTTTGTTAATTGTTTACTATTAATTCCCCTGGATGGTTCATCTAGTAGACTTGCTTCTGTTCGATTGATGAGATTTTTAAATGCAGATTTTTTTGTATCTTCATAAAATGCTTCTGTGTACAACTGTAGATAATCACTCGTTAGTCGGTTTATGACCTTACCCCCTATCATCAACTCTGCATATTCAATCAATGCATTTCCAAATGAATCAATATAATAATGGTCAGCGTCGGTAAGTTGTGTGGTTTTGACCTCCAGACACACAGATTTTAACAAATCACCCGCATTCATCGGAATTCTAAATTCACATATGCCACCGAATTCACCTTCGGAATGTAAATTTCTATATTCCTTTGCGAAATATGCGTTTCGTTTTACGAATTTTGTAAAGTATGAATAATCGTATTTAACGTCTACGTCACCGACCAACCCCATTACATGGAGGTTTATACGCCCTGTAGACATTACTACTATAACTTATTAAAATTTTAAACCCGCCAATCCATGCGAAAATACAAGCACATTATGACTCACGGCGTACACTCTAACCACCACATCATCATTTATATTCGATGGAAGGGTGATTTTCATTTCTTTATGAATAATGCGACTCATGTTGACACTCCCCATAGGAAGTCCAGATACCGGGTTAAGAGAGAATGAATACGAACAATATTTACCACCACCATCTAAAGTATTTCCCGATGGGGATGATTCATGATTATCGAGTGATTGCTTGTAACACAAAAATAAATTGTCTCGATCGAACACGACGCTATTATTGAACTTTAAAATGATATTTTCTATATCCACAAAGTCTCGTCTATCTGATGCACGATGAGCGATGAAAAATAATTCACTGACAGGGTTTTTGAAATTTAGTAACACATTCTTAGTCGAAACACCCTGAGGAATTTTAATTTCGGAAACCTGTAACTGTTGAATGTTATGACTTACCGGTGAACTCTGTATAAACGATGACTCATCTATTCCTGTGTGAATATACGAGATATTGAGAGCCGTTTCGTATAATTCGGATATATAATACGCGTCTTCAAAATCTCTAAGTTTAATCGTGATCCTAATACTTTGTTTTCTTAATGCGCAACACGGTATAGCTAGTTCGTTGATATTGTGGAAGTACAGTGGTATGTCAAGAAATAAAGGATTATCCTCTGAACTACTCGTCTGTCGAAAATCTTGATTAACATTATTCGATCCGTGACCATACAAAAATTCATATGACGATATATCACGTGCATGACTTTGATGATAGATAGCGATGTATTCCCCAGTTAGTTTTTGAATAGATTGTTCCCCGATGAATAGTTCGACATATTCTATGAGGTTATTAGTCACGAACGATTTGATGTGACTACTGGGTACATCCTGACCTTTTTGTCGCAACTCACACTTCAGACACACTCGATTTATAAAATCTCCTACATCTGTTGGTATTCTAAATGACATGAGAGAACCAAACGTGCTCGGAGTTTCTGTTCCTACGGGTACTAATGATTCATAAAATGGTGTATGTTGTTTATAGGTACTTATAAAATGACTTTGTGTCGGGTTTCCGGTTATGAACATGTCTTGAGCGCCACTCGCACTTAATAGCAACATGTATATCTATAACAGAGTTTTTTTAATACACAACATTCATGAACCCATTATTAAATTCAAAACGGGTGTATGCTACGTGATAGACATGCATCTCATATATTTTAGTTAAATCCAGAAATTTATGTAGGGTTGTTTCTATGAAACTTTTGTCTGATATGATTTTTCTGAAATCTAAAACACCCGATTGTTGTTGTTTAGATGGGTACAACGAAAGATTGTATGTGTAAATGTGCGTTACCGGTGTGTTTAAACCACCCTTGTATGGGGTGTAATATTTGAAATAGCGGTGATTTTGATCTCCTGTTACAACCTGAACAGATTCACCATTGAGATAAATTTCTATTTTATCAGTAAGTTCAAAATTTTTTCCGTCAACACTCCGAAATGGGACCAGTCTGTCTGTAAAATTGAATCTTAGTTTATATTTACTTGAATCATCTTCATTCTCAAACTCCGAATTTCTGTAAAACCAGTGAAATATTTTTATTGGTTTTTCTGACGAAAAATTCAACTTGAATTCTCTTCTATTCAATTCTGACGACCGTTGAAGATGTTTCGATACGGTATCCGTCTCATATGAATATGGGGAAGATGAGAGGTATAGTCTTTCTTCTGGTTCGAGTTGTATCTCTTCTGTTATGATTGTAAACTCTGGTAACGTTAAATTACTCGACCAATCGGTAAAAAATGATTGTTTGTGAAATTTAATTTCAAATATTATTTTTTGTTTATTGATTGAACACAATGGAAAATACTGTCTATTTTCCGAACGGTCGTATTTTCTAGAGAAAAAAAAGTGAATTGGAATGAGCAAATCTCGATTAATAAAACCTAGATCTCCTCCTTTTGTTGCAAAATATGTATAATTAAAACCAGCATTTGTATTTAGTTGATTCGCTTCTCGCTGTGTATCACTCAGGTATAACTCATTATATATAAAATTCCAGTCATCTGTAAGTTCTTCCAATTTTATTCCGTCGACATACATTGTGATACTTTTAATGATATGTAACGAAAGTTGATCAGGATAATTCGTCGTGTTATTTAGATTTGGCATCTTCAGTTTAATCCACATGTCACTCAACAAATCACCCATTTGGTTAGGGTTAAATTCAACCTTTACTGTTTTACCGAAAGGCCAGTTTGTGTCTGTGTCCATTTTGGTCACGGTCTTACATCTATGAAGTTTTGTAAAGTTTGAATATTGTTTTAGATTATAATTAAATAAAGAATCTTCTGGGTCTTTGGAAAGCAGGTGTGTATCCTGCATTCCAATAGCCTTGAGGGAAATTTTAGCAGCCTCACCCATATCTACTTACTGCTCACATATTTTTAATATCAATCTTCCACATCGTCACATGACTAGTTTTCAACATCTTTTCTAAATCTTCTTTCGCCTGTTTCGCTTCATCCATGAGTGCTTTGACGCGTTCCTCTGTATACTCAACTGTCTTGATATTGAGGAGATAGTCCAAGTTTCCATCAATTTTGGGAAACATCGTAGACATCTCCTCCTCTAGATCCTGTTTCTTCCTTTTGAAGACAACCAACCTTCCTTCAATCACCATCGACACAAACTTTGATTTATGATCACACATCTCAGCCCGCTTCTCGAGTACATCGATGAGGTGTGCCTTCCGCTTCTTATAGTGTTCGAGGCGCAACTCCACAAAATCTGTTAGAATTTCCTCGGGACTCGAGTACTTGTGAATACCCTTGGTAGGATGGAAGAGATGCATGTTGGAGATGCGAAAGGTTTTTCTCAACTTGAGATCCTTGAGGAGATCCTTGCCTACATAGTCCACGATTTCGAAATGAACATCTTCAGTAGTTGAGTTGTTGACAAACCCCCCAATTAACTTCTTCTCAACGAGACCATCTAGGTATTCCTTATAATCCTGTGTCCAGCGACCTGGTGGTAGCTCAGTCACGACGATATTCTTCCCAGACCAATTCCACACACCTTCCATCATCCAAGTATCCTCCTCCTTGTGAACAACTCCCTTGAAACCCCTAAACCAAGGCCGCATAGGGACAATCTCATCACCACTCAAAATCCGCTTGATGTTTTCCTTGATATCATCCGGTTTAAATGGGGGTACATAGCAGCTGAAACCTGTACCAATACCCTCTGTACCATTCACAAGAACCATTGGGAGGGTAGGCATGTAGAAGTCTGGTTCGATCGGACGACCATCATCATCAAGGTAATTGAGAATTGCGTCATCCCTGGGATCAAATATTTTTCGCGCCTCCTTGGTCAACTTTGTGAAGATGTACCTCGTCTGAGACGCATCTTTACCACCCATCAGTCTCGTCCCAAACTGACCACAAGGTTCGAGAAGGTTGATGTTGTTCGAACCAGTGTAGTCATTCGCCAACTTTACGATCGTATCCGCTAGGGAAACTTCACCGTGATGGTAAGCACTCTTTTCAGCCACAAATGCCGCCAGCTGTGCAACTTTCATTTCATCCTTAAGGTTCTTCTTGAAGCATGCGTACATCACTTTGCGCTGGGAGGGTTTGAGACCATCAGCCATGTGTGCGATAGACCGCTTGAGATCTGCAAGACTGAAGTTCACCAAGTCTTTGTGTATAAAGTCAGAGATGTCCAATTGCTTCACATTTCCATACGGAACTTCAAGTTGATCAGCATCCTTCGCTGTGTTCTCTAGAAGCCAAGACTTCCTATCATCAGCCTTCTTTTTATCAAAGGCGAGGACGATAGAGTCATCAGTCATCGTATCCATATCGAACTTTACAGTAAGGTCTTGAATCTTCTTGAAATACTCTCGCGCCTCAGCACTCGTGGAAGTACCCAAACCCTTGTAGTACTTGATTTTCCACCCCTGTTTCCCGTCACCGTACCAGGTACGGAAAGCAGAGTCTGTGTAGAAGGACTTGGTTTGCGAACCCTTGGTTGCTTTGATGATTGGGGTCACCATCGAAACCACAAAGTTCAATTTGAGAAGACTGGGCCAGAAGTAATGGATCATATTAAGGATGAGACCCTTGATGTGAGACCCGTCGTTATCAGCATCGGTCATGATCATGAGACGACCGTAGCGAAGCTCAGAGACACTTGTGTACTCCTTACCTTGTTGAAGTCCCAAAATCTTCTTGAGGTCGTTGAACTCTTGGTTCGAAGTGAGTTGTGCCACTGAGACATCTCTCACGTTCTTGCATTTACCACGAAGTGGAAAGACACCATAGTGATCCCTACCAACCACAGAGAGACCTGCGACAGCGAGTGTTTTCGCTGAATCTCCCTCCGTGACGATGAGTGTACACTTCCCGGATTGTGCCGTGCCAGCCTTGTTCGCGTCATCCAGTTTGGGAATCCCAGTAATCTTAGATTTACGTGTACCATCTGTCTTTGCAAGTTCTTTCATCTCCTTGAACTTCGAGAGTGCCAGGAGTTCATCAGCGATACCAGTCTTGAGAGCATTCTTCACAAAGTTTTTGGGAGGTTCAAACTTACTTCCAAAACTTTGAGACTTCGAAGTACATTCAGACTTCACCTGACTGGAGAAGGTTGGATTCTCAAGGGTTGCCTTCACGAAGATGTTGAATGTATTCTTAACCTGTTGAGGTCTCAATTTGATCTTCTTGGCCATTTCATCGATGATACCATTTGCGATAAGATTCGCGACGTGATCGACATGAGTACCACCCTTATTGGTACAGAGTCCATTTACAAACGAAACTTGTTCCATACCGTTTTCGGAAGGTCCGATACACACTGACCATCGATCACCATTGACACAAGTCACCTCCTCGACACCTTCGTGCATCTTGGCATACGTTTCAAACGTTTGTTTGGTGAGAACGACACCGTTGAACTTCACTTTACAGTTTTGAGTGGTACAGATGCTCGCATCCCAGACTCTCTTCTGGAAAATCTTATAAATGGTATCGTCCATCTTTGACATCCCAAACCTCTTCCATTCGGGTGTGAAAGTGATGGCAACCGATGACGTGGCACCTGAGTGTTTTTTGATTTTTGGTGGGTCACAGACAGTCATGTTCTTCGACCATTTCTGGGTATAGGTCTGCTTCGTCTCATGATCCTTGATAGTGATCGAAAACTCGGTAGAGTAGATGTTCGCCAACTTGGCACCGTAGCCATTGCGACCACCGACAATCCTCTTTTGAGTGTCATCATAGTTAGTACTCGTGAGGAGGTGTCCAAAGACAAGTTCGGGGTTCCAGAGACCTTCCTTCTCATGCATGCGGACACCAATACCACCGAGGGGTCCATTATTCTCGATGGTCACGGAACCTGATTCCTTATCGATGGCGACGGAGATGGAACTAACCTGTTTGGGGTGGAGAGAATTGCGGTCGATGGCGTTGACGAGGATTTCATCAAAGATTTTCAAGAGAGCTGGGGAGTACTTGAGATTCTTCTTGGAGAACTTGTCACCATCGAGAATCCAATAGGGTTCTGTACCCAATTCAACTGGACCGACATACGAGTCAGGTCTCTTGAGAACGTGTTCGATATGGGTGAGTTTTTGGACGCTTTCCATACTTTCTTAGTCTTATTACAACTCAAAACTCTAACTTAGGTAGATTTTCTATAAATTTGTTCACGAATTCCAGCATGTATGAAATCGCTTCCTCACTCGGCTCAATCTGGTTAAACTCATTTTCCGCATCTGGACAAACTGAACCATTCTTCGATGAATTGATTAACATCTTAAACTGCTTGGTATCAACACCATGCTTTCGAGCTTCGACATTGTTATGGAGGAGGAGTTGGGTGTTACGATAGTTGAAAACCTTAGCCAGAAAAATAGCTATATCGTGTGTATCCACCAGGTGTTTTCCTTCACATCTTGGAAAAATCTCATCAATTACGAACTTTTCGGCTCGAAGTTCTTCAAAGTTTTTAACTAGCATCTCATAGGGTAAAATCTCGTTGAAGTTTTTCTGAAAGTCACCGACTAAATAATTGCGATATTCGTCAAGTGTCATACCAATAACGTGTTTCATGTACTCGCTGTCGTTCTTCATCATCTTATTGTTTCGATCGACACGCGCACATCCTGTGAGTTTTCTCCATAAGCTCCCGGCTCGGTGGGTTGGACACATGCACTCGGGTACGTGTTGGCTACAGGGAATGCCATACTGAGAATTGTTAATGTTGTATGAGTCTCTACACAAAGGTCTCACAGATCTACCGTCATAGTAGTTAGTGATCGTATCCACACTACAATCAATTTCAGATGTGGATGCCTTTTCAACAATTTTGTTTGTATCAACTTCGGGGGTGGGTACCTTTTCAATGATTTTGTTTGCATAATTGCGCAACGGAATTCCCTTGTAAGAAATTGACTGGAAACCGTTATCGGTTTGAATCTGGGGGGTTATGCGCCGTTTGAATTTCAGAGAAAAGTTCGAAGGATTAGGGTAAGTTTCACCGTTCCAAATAAGTCTCCCGTCCTCATCAAGATCTATGTGGACAGTCACACTTTTATAGCTCATGGCCAATGCTCTTGGACCGGGTGAAACGATACCCGCATCGATGAGATCTTTCAGGGTGGTCTTCATTTTTCATGGATGTATTACAATAAATGTTTCTAACTTAGGTTGAATTTAAAAATAAACATCCACACAAAATATATGCTAACCCTCGCCTCTGTTAAGCCCGTCGTCAAACTCGAGAAGCGTATCAACAAGGTGGTCGTCAAATCAGCTGTGAATGTTATCGACAGGATTTACAAGGATCGGGACTATGCTCGGTTTTAT